AAACACTCTATTCATCCGGAGAAGAAGGTGAATCCTCTTTTACAGAAAGGAGAAGGATCTGCCAAAGATTGTCTCAGGGTTCAACTCTCGGGACTGCAAGCGCAACCCTCAAATCCACATCTACTGGTTAGACACAGATTCGGGGGAGACAACTTCTATTCGTATCCGTGGCAAAGATGCGAAAGAGTTGGCTGTGCGAGTGCTAGCTGAGGAAGGAGCCCAAAGTGATGGTCAAACGAGCACGGATCCGCACAAACCGATTGGTTAGTGATGAAACGATGCGTTTGGCTGCTGTTCAAGTACCTGGTCAAGTTGGTGCAATTCGTCCTCTTGATGTGGTTAATCTTGTTCGTGGTTTGCGTGATTCTCTGGTTGTTAATGATATCAGGTTCACCCATAATGGGTCAGTGATTCTTGACATCAGTTTATCCGATGCTAGGTTCAAGGCGATCTACGTCATGAGTGGTAATGGCCAATGGAAACTGGTTAACTTGTCAGCTTAGTCATGATTAGGAGGACGCAGTTGTGAAGATGCCTGATAACTTTTATAGATACCAGGTAGAGATAGCAGCATGTGTATTCTTGTTGGACCTGTTATCCTTCATCTTTCACGTGATGACCTATCTATTCCACCTGCGTCCATAGGGTCGTGAAGGCAATAGAATGGCCTGTGTGAAGGAGATGATTGGATGAGAGCTCTGTCCTTAACCCCTTACCTCAGAACTCTATCCCTAGATGCTGAGATGAGGGTGACTCGGAGCTTGGAGCGTACGCGAGTCGGATTTGATAAGGATCTGGTAACCCCGTTAATTCCAGATAGAAATAATCCAACTGCCGGAAGGGAGATGAGGATTAATGAATGGTCCGAATTTGCGTTTACAAAGCTCGACTGGTTGAATGAAGTTGAATCAGATAGAATGGAAGCAATTGGTCATTATTCCATTATGCTACCATATTCTGAGAGGCGAGAACAGGTGACGTCTTACTTTCGTCAATCTGAAATATCACTTGAACAAGGTGCTCTGTTTTATGCATTCAACAAAGTTGTGGCCATGCTCCCTGGTGTTAAGTTGCATGCCACAAGTCCTGAAACTGCCTTCAGTGATATGCCCAGAGGAACCAATCTTGGGGCTCCTTTCTTCTCTTCAGATTATGATGAGTTTGGAAGGGCAAGTCTTGAATTGGCAAGGCATGTCATGCGTCATGGATTTCGAGATACTCTCGATCCATGTATGCTGTATTGGAGGGGTCAACCCAAGGGATTGGAACAAACCCCAAAGCAGAGGACAGTATGGGGGTATCCTCATTACATTACTATCCTCGAGCTTATGATTCAGATTCCAGTATTGCATAGGTTGAGAAGAACACCTGAGTTTAGTGCTTGGGTAAGTCAACCTGCAGTTGATGCTGCTGTAACTGAATTACTGGATACATCAGAACAGGAAGTCTTATCTGTTGATTTCAGTGGGTTCGATGCAAGTGTGAACTCTAGATTGATACAGGTGGCATTTGACATCCTGCGCGCATGGTTTACTACTTCTGAGCTTGAACTGATAGACTATATTGAAC